GTTTCCCAGTCACGATCGGTTAGGGGGTATGTTACATATAGTGCATTGCAACTACAAATTTTCTCACAGAAATTATCCGTTTTCCCCTTAGTGTATGCTTAGAAATATTCTTAACTGTATACTTCTCCGAAGGAATAATATTGGTTACGCAAAAATAATTTAAAAATATTTGTACACAAATTGTAAAATTCTTAGTATAATACATATAGGTATTAAAGATATATGTATACATTCGAAGAATGGTCAAACATATTATTTATTATTAGTTAAAGATTTATTAATATATGCTGCTGTAAGCAGTATACAGCTAGAAGTATGGAAGAAACAAATGGAAGGGAATTAACGTTATAAGAGAATCATATGAGTGATATAGAATTAAAAGAAATTAAGTCGGGATACAATCTAGGGAAGATAAACGACAATTTTGAAAAATTAGAAGCTGTTATTAATAGTGAAGTTATGCACCTAGAAGGTGATAACAACGTTATGAAACAGAATCTAGACATGAACAATCACAAGATTTTAAACTTACCCACCCCTGTAAATCCAACAGATGTTGTTCGTGTTAAAGATGTGGGTGAGTTGGTGTTTCAAACACAAGTTTCTTACGTGCAAGAAACAGCCCCAATAGATGTAAGCTTTGATGGTTCACGTTGGTATAAACCCTCAGAAGCCACCACTTATATCTACTACACAGATGAAAGTGGAGACAGATATTGGGTAGAAGAACCTGTAGCTGTCTGTGACCCTTTGTTTGAACAAGAGGCTATATTCACCACTCTATCTTTACTCACTAACACAGAAGACTATGATGTAGGTACATCAATAACTACAACAGGGTTTAATTCATCGGGGGATGGTGGTGGTGCTCAATGGGTAGCTACCGCCACAACTGGGCTGTCGCCTAGTCAAACTCCAACAGATAGGGGTGCGGCTGAGTTAGTTGATGCGACTGGGAGGCTATGGGAATATACGCCAAGCAACGGGATTTATTATGGGAGTGCATTGGGAATTGAATCGGGTAATGTTACTTCTGTTTTGCAGGATTTAATGTCTTCCGGCGGTCGAGTTGTGGATTTATCTGGATTATCCCTTAGTGTCCAATCAAGCGGCTCTCAGATAAACAGCAGAAACTACGCTATAACAATCCCAAGTAATACTACCCTACTTGTAGACAAAACAACTATTACATTTTTGAACGACGGGAATGTGTATGATGGAATCACAAATGACAGGAATGGTGGAAACGAAAACATCACAATAAAGGGCTCTCTTACCATTGTTGGTAATAACGCAACCAGAACCCAAGGAGGAAACGCCGTTTGGTTTGAGCGCGTTTCTGGGTTAAATGTTGACGGATTAACTGTTAATGAATCCACAGGCTTTGGATTTAGATTAAATCGCGTTAGTGATTTTGTAATCAGGAACTACAGATGTACGACAACACTAGACCAACCTGGGGATGATGGCATTCACCTGTATGATTGCAACACGGGGTTGATTGATGGGGCGATTATAAATACCGCAGGTGATGATTGTTTCGTTATTTCAGCAGAGCAGGTTGGTAGTCATGATATTGTGGCTAAAAACCTAGTTTTATCCTCGCCAACTGGTAATAGAGGCGTTTTGTTAAATCTTGCCGATTTAGCTGATAATATGTACACAATAAAAAACATAAGTGTACAAGCGGTGTGTAATGATTGTGCAGATGGGCCAGCAGCTTTATTGTCTCAAGCAACATTTGAAAATATCAACTTAGACATCCAGAGCATCGGATGCAAGAATGGGTTAGCAATTGACCTTCCGAGCATTGGCTTTGGTGCTGGATTGGTTAGAAATTCAACATTCAACATTCAATCAAATGGCGACCTAGAAAACGGTATAGTTATAAACGACACGGGAACGGTTGAGGGAAATACATTGAACGCATCTGTGTACAATAACGGAGACGGATTTGATTCTGTTATTCTTCGCGGGACTGGTTGGTCAGGTAGTATATCGGTTGATAACGACCCAGACGCGGCAAAGGCGACCCCGTTAAACTGTATCGATATGTTTGCCGACAATTCAAACATGGCTTTAATTGTCAAGAATGCGGATGAAGGTGTAAATCTTAGGTCGTCCGCAATTGATAATAATTTCTCAATCGTTGAAAGCAACTGCACAAACTACAGTATTGATAACGCATCAAACTCGGCAGTATGTACCTTTACAGGTGGGAAAATAGAATCACCTGTTAGACTGGTAAATGAGAATTCATTTTCTAACGTCAGAGGCGCAACACTTGACGGAGTTGTTACAGATACTACCGATGGTAGCGGGCTTATTGACTTGACTCATGGTTTAGTCGCACAGCCAAGAATTGCAATTGCTTCATACGTCGGCACTGATACTTATACTGTTAGAATATCAAACATAACTTCATCAATTGTTAGGTTTGGGGTTTATGATGAAACTGGCGCACCAGTGGCTAGTGCATCTGTGACAATCTCATACAGCATAAAATTATGATGGGTAATGGTTATTAAAATTTAAAAACTACTAAGGGTTATTATGTATTCATACAACCTTGGCAAAAAACACAAATCTATGGGGTATAGCATTCACTATAACCCATACAGAAATAAAGGTACAGCCAAACAATTTAACGACTGGTTAAGTGGCTACAGGAGCATAGAATGGTAGATTTTGTAAGTAGTCCCTTAGTCGGTGATGAAAAAGTAATTAATAATAAATTATTTCGTTGGGATGGGGAAAAATGGGCTGCTGTTAAAGAAGTTAGACCTAAACAAGTGACTTCTTTAACAACTATGTTAAGCTCTACTAAACCTTATATAGCAGGTTCTTATATAGAGGTACATGGTTATTCTACACCATCAGATAGAGGGAAAGCTTACTGGCAACGTATAAATGAGTCTGACACCCCATCTCAGACACCATCCCAATTAGTTGATGCTAAATTTACAGATGCGTTAGGCCAAGTTTGGGAATACGTTGACACTAATGGGTATTTAAATTTAAACTCTATAGGTGCTGTAGGGGATGATTCCACAGATAATGACCTTGTTTTTGCAGCCGCAAATAGCTCAAGATTTAAATACTACAAACTATTTTCTGGTATTTATCAGGCAACCTCTTTTGTATTAAAAGAGGGCTCTTGTCTTGAAGGTGTTGCTGGAGACAGACCAGAAATAAAACTAAAAGACAATGGTAATAACACTCTTTTATACGGTGAAAATGTAAAAAATGTAACTATTAGAGACTTAGTAGTAGACGGGAATAGAGTTAATCAATCTATTGGTTCTTCTAACAACCATAGAGGTATTTATTTTTTAGGTGTTTGCTCTAATTTAGATATAGAAAATGTTACTGTAAAAAATTGTGTAGACCACGGTATTTTCTTTTCTAATGGCGGTGTTCCTAGCAATGAATGTGGTAAAGACAGTACAGTAAGAAATGTTATTGTTACTAACTGCGGCTCTGAAGCTCACATCTTAGCTGGCGGAGCTGGTGGTACTGGTATAGTTGGCGGTCAAAGGTCTACTCATTTTGTTAGTTGTGTAGCTTATAGTAATTACCTAAACGGGTTTAAGAGTAATGGCACTCACACTGGCTGTGAATCTTACTCTAACACTGGTGGTGGTTATGAAACAGGTTTTGGCTCCCCATCCACTGTACAAGCTAAATGGGTTCAGTGTTCTGCTGAAAATAATGGTGGCACAGGTTGGAGAAACCAAGGTGAGGGTGATGAGTTAACTTGGGTTGGTTGTTTGGCTAAAGGTAATGGCGGCTCAGGTATTTTACTATTAAACTCCGTAGATAAAGCTTTGATTTCAGATTCTTGGTTTATTAACAATGGGCAAAATTCTGCTGTTGGTACTCGCTCTGATACAGAGGGTTTTGATGGTATTACTTTCACAGGTACTAGTTCAAACCCTAATGGTGTAACTGTCAGTAATTGCCAGTTTAAAGATGACCAAACCACAAAAACACAAGAAACTCACATTTACTTCAGAAAAGACTCACCAAATGTTGTCATATCTGACAACAACCAATTCGGTGATGCTAAAATACAACCAATATTTTTTGAAAGTGCTACATATGGTTCTAACATATTAGTAGGTTCTTGTGTAGGTTTAAGCACGACAGTAAACGATTCTACTGATTCAATTGTTACAGGTACAGTCTCTACTACTAACTTAACTTCACATACAATAGATAGTAGGTCTTTTATTAATTCTATGAATTTAAGGCTTACTGCTGTTGGGGTAGCTTCTGGCGTAGTTGGAACTAAACTAGTAGAATTTGGTGTTGATGGTACTTATGTGACAATTTCTTCACAAACTGCTGGACAACAGAACTCTTATATTTTACAAGCTAAGTTGTATAGACAAGGTTCTAACATTTACGTAGATTGGGAGTGTAAAACATCTGGTGGTACATCTTTAAGTGGTACATTCTCTGTTGTATCTTCACCATCTAATACTTTAAATATAACTACTAGAGGTACCCTTGGAAGTGTCTCTGACTCTATTACAGAAAAGAGATTTATTTTAGAATCTTTTTAGGAGGTACTTTGAAAATAGACAAAACAAAGTTTAAAACAAAAGCTGGTATACCTATTACCCAAGGTTTGTTTTTAGAACTAGAGTATAGTGAATACGCTTTTTATTCTCTAAAAGAAGAAGATTGTGTTCACAATGGTAAAAAATATCCATCAATTAAACTTTTGTATCTTGAAGAAGTTACCTCTCCAGTAGATGGTGAATATGATTTTGCAAACAAATACTTTCTAAATTGGAAACATTGGGAACGTATTTGTAAAAATGCCCGTATTCGTAGTCATATTGATGAATGGAGGGAAGAACTAGAGGTTAAACTTCGCTCTAAAGGTATTAAACAAGTTATTAAACAAGCTGAACAAGGTAATTATCAAGCTTCTAAATGGCTTGCTGAAGGTGTTTTTGCTAAACGTAAAGCAGGTAGACCTAGTAAAGAGGATATTGAGCGTAAAACAGCTCAAGATGCTGTATTATTTGACGAATATAAACAAGACATACAAAGACTAAATAGTTAAGAGGTTATATGGAAGATTGGTTAAGGCTTGCCCACCAAAAGTTAGAAAAAATGCCTAAAGAAGCAAAAGAACTACGTGAGGCAGCCTTAAACGATTTATATTCTTTTGCTAAATTAGTTAACCCCGGCTATATGTATGGACAAGTCCACAAAGATATTTTTAAGTGGATGGAAAACTATACATTATATGGTCGTGGTGAAAGTCTAACAGCTAACAAATTAATCATGCTACCCCGTGCTCATTTAAAAAGTCACATGGTAGCTACGTGGTGTGCTTGGATTATAGCAAGACACCCAGAAGTAACAATTTTGTATGTTTCTGCTACTGCAGAACTAGCTATAACTCAGTTATATGCCATACAAAACATATTAGGCTCGACCGTATTTATGAGGTACTTCCCTGAGTACGTAAATCCCCAAGAAGGTAAGCGAGAGAAGTGGTCTTCTACAAAGTTATCCATTGACCACATAAAGCGGAAGAAAGAGGGTGTACGGGATGCTACAATATCTACGGCGGGCCTTACCACTAACACCACAGGATGGCACGCAGACATAGTTGTTGCAGATGACTTAGTTGTTCCAGAAAATGCTTATACAGAGGATGGTCGTGAAAGTGTATCGAAAAAGTCTTCTCAGTTTACTTCTATACGTAATGCTGGGGGTTTTACTATGGCTTGTGGTACTCGTTATCATCCTAAAGACATTTATGCCGTTTGGAAAGAACAAGAGTATGAAATCTACAACGAAGACGGAGAAATAGTTGATAAGCAACCTGTGTGGGATATTAAAGAGTATGTTGTAGAACAAGACCAAATATTTACTTGGCCTAGACAAATTCGTTCAGATGGTAAAGCTTTTGGATTTGACTTACAAACTCTTTCACGTATTAAAGCTGAATACTCAGATAAGACTCAGTTCTATGCTCAGTACTATAATGACCCGAATGATAAAGGTTCTAACCGAATTAACTCTGACAGGTTTATCTATGGTGAACGTAGGTATTTAAAAAGTAGAGCTGGTGGATGGTATTATAAAGACCAAAAGTTAAATATTTTTGCTTCTATAGACTTTGCTTTTAGTTTAAGCAAAAAAGCTGATTATACAGCTATAGTTGTTATTGGTATTGACCCTGACGGTTTTATTTACGTGCTAGATATATCTAGATTCAAAACTGACAAGATAGATGAATACTTTAAAGAGATAGCTAGACTGCACTCTAAATGGAACTTTAAGAAACTTAGAGCAGAGGTGACTGTAGCACAAAGTATTATTGCTAGAGATTTAAAAGACCGTATTCGTTCCCATGGATTACGTTTGTCTATTGATGAATACAGACCAAGTAGACATGATGGACGTAAAGAAGAACGTATAGCAGCGGCCTTAGAGCATAGATATGAAAACCAATCTATGATTCACTTTGAAGGTGGTTATACAAATGAATTAGAAGAAGAGTTAGTTCTAGCTAGACCTAAGCATGATGATATAAAAGATGCTTTGGCTAGTGCTGTTGAAATAGCAATTAAACCAAGAAAATCTAGTTCATTGGACGGTTTTATGGATTACAACGTAGTCCCAATAAATTCTAAATTCGGAGGAGTTTCATTTTGAGTGAAACAGTAGCAGACTTTCTAAATATAAGTAAAGCTGAACCAGATAGTTATGCTAAAGAGATAGCATATATGTGGTCTACTTATAACAATCAGCGAAGACACAAAATTGACGAGTGGAAAGAACTAAGAAACTATGTCTTTGCAACAGATACAACCACAACAACCAACAAGCAACTACCTTGGAAAAACAAGACTACATTACCTAAGTTATGTCAGATACGTGATAATTTACATTCCAACTATATCAGCTCATTGTTTCCTAATGATGAATGGTTACGTTGGGAGGGTTACACAACTGATGACAACCTTATTGAGACAGCAGAGGCTATAGAGGGTTACATGCGGAATAAAACCCGTGTAAGCCACTACAGGACTGAAATTAGCAAGGTTGTATATGACTTTATTGACTATGGTAATTGTTTTGCTACAGTTGATTTTGAGAATAATGTAATTGAAGATGAAAAGGGCAACAAAACTGTAAGATATATTGGCCCTAGGTTGAGACGTATTAGCCCTCTAGATATTGTGTTTAACCCAACAGCAGACTCTTTTGAAAAAAGCTTTAAGATTGTCCGTAGCATTAAGACTATTGGCGAACTAAAGAAAATGGCTAAAGACGAGCCAGATAACATGTATTTACAGGAAGTGCTTAAGAGACGTGACCGTATTAATGAAAACCTTGGTGCTTATACAATCGAAGATAACGATAAAGCTGAAGGGTACATGATTGATGGTTATGGTAACCTTAAAGAGTATTATCAATCTGGTTATGTTGAAATCCTAGAGTTTTGGGGCGACTTTTACGATACTAAAAACCACGAGTTATGTGAGAGTAAGGTAATTACTGTCGTAGACAGAGCTGTTACAATTCGTGTAGAAGATATTCCTAACTGGATGGGTGGAGCACCTATTTACCATGCTGGGTGGAGAAGTAGACCTGATAACCTGTGGGCTATGGGGCCGCTAGACAATCTAGTTGGTATCCAATACCGCATTGACCACCTAGAAAACTTGAAAGCAGATGCTATGGACATCTCTGTACTACCTCCATTAAAACTTATCGGGGAAGTAGAACAGTTTACATATGGGCCGGGTGTTAAGATTCATATTGACGAAGGTGGTGACGTACAAGAGCTTGGTAAGAATGCTCAATGGGTTATCACAGCCCAGAATGAGATTGCTCAACTAGAGGCTCGTATGGAGCAGTATGCAGGTGCTCCTAGTGAAGCAATGGGTATACGTACTCCGGGGGAGAAAACAGCTTTTGAAGTTAACCAACTACAGAACGCTGCAGGTCGTATTTTCCAAGAGAAAATTAACACTTTTGAAATTGAACTACTAGAACCTACTCTTAATGCTATGCTTGAGACAGCTTCCCGTAATATGAATACAAAAGATGTTATTTCTGTAATGGATGATGATTTTGGTGTAGCTAAATTTATTGAGATTGATAAAGAAATGATTACAGCTAGTGGTAAAGTTAAACCTATTGGTTCAAGACACTTTGCAGCCCAAGCACAATTGATTCAAAATTTAAATATGCTTATGGCTTCCCCTATGGCTCAAATGCTTGCTCCACATACTTCTTCTATCAAGCTTTCTAAACTTGTAGAAGATTCGTTAAATCTTGGTAGGTATGATTTGTTCCAGCCTAATGTAGCTATTCAAGAACAACAACAGCTACAACAACTAGCTAACGCTTCACAAGAAGATATGCAAGTACAAGAAGAGTTATCAGCAAGTGGTGAATTAGGATGAAGGAATCTTGGTTAAAAGGTCTTGAGAAAGACGACCAGAAATATATGAAAGACGCTTTTGACGCTGGTTCTTTATTACGTAAAAGATTGGGTGAGTTAATAGAAGATAAATATGACTTAATAGAGAAAAACTCTCTATCTAAGAATAACTATGACTCGCCCAATTGGGCGTATACTAAAGCTGACGAAGTTGGTTAT